GTGGGAGAGGGGGGTGCGGAAAGCTTTTAGTTTTGTGCTATTGAAGGTTTGATACGAATCAGAAAGTGCACTTCAAAGCCGCAATCTGCTTACCGTCAGTGACCTTTGCGCCGTAAACGTGCAGACCCTTTACGGCATCGGCAAATCTCTTCTCGGGGCGGTATGCGCCGGTCTCGACGATCTGCTCTGCATAGGTACAAGCTGACTTCACCTGCGCGGTAATGGTATAAGCAGAGCCATCATTAACGCAGTTATTCGACTCGTAGATCTCAAAGCCTGCAACGCTTCCGATATAGCCGCTTCTTAGCGCCTCCTCGCCCATAGCTCCGCCGCCGGAGGTGAAGCGCTGATCCTGCAAGAGCAAAGCATAAGCCTCGGGCGGGATGACAAGGGTTCTGCCCTCGTTGGGGACGTTGTTCTTATCCAAAAGCAGTCTCAGCTTCACAATATTCTCATAGATATTGCCAGCGTTCAGAGCAACAGCCGCGCTCGAACCGATCACGTTAGCGGCGTCTGCGCCGTTGGCAAGGATACCTAAGATATAGGAATCTGCGGCGTCCTTTAAAGCGTATGCCGACTTGCGCATTGCCTTATCCATAAGGTCGCCCGCCGCCTGAGCCGCGTCAACGTCATCTATCTGGAAGTTGAAATACTTCGCCTGAGAGATTTCCAGGGTCTGGTCGGTGGTTGAAAGGGTTTCAGGTGCGGAGATATCGGTGTTCTTGGCGTAGTCCTTAACGGTAATGGAACCGATGGAATTGATATGGACGGTGTCGCCCTGACCTCTTATTTCGCCCTCATAGTCGCGGTTTACAAGGTTAGCGGCTACATGGGTCTTTTCCAAAGCGTCCAAAAGTCTTGCGCTCCAAAGCTCGGGGATAAAATTAGTTACTGCCATAATTACATTTTCCTTTCTTTAGTTAGAATTTCTCAAATCGCCCATAATCTTTGAATAATTACGGTTGATCTCTTCGGGGGACATCCTTCTGACATCCTCCCTTGTGTAGGTTTTGACGCCCGTTCCCTTGGGCGGCGCGGCGACCTTTGCTCCGACCGTCGCAGTTTTCGGTATGAACGCCTTCCAGTGCTCGCTTATCTCACACTTCAGCCCGTCGATATCAACAGGGCTGCCGTCCTCGCCGAGGTCGATTGTCTCGGGGCTGGATACCCTAAGAATCGGCTCAATGCACTCAGAGACAACTCCGCATTCTTTTAAGAGCTCTCTTAAGATGCCTTCCTTTTTCAGTCTGAGCCTTTCCTGCTCCACGCCCTGCTTATAGCCCTCGTAATCGGAATAAAGCTCCTCATACTTGGACTTCCAATCCACCTCTGGAACTGCGGGAGCCTTTTTGAGCGCTCCGACGGTTTCGGCGTGTGCGGCGATGATTTTCTCTATATTGGCGTCCTCAATGCCCATTTCTTTGAGCATTTTTCTGGTTAGTGACATATTTGTTATCTTCCTTTCTGTGACCTTGCACCCTTTAACTCTCTTGAGCCAAGATATTCTCCGCCATCTCCTTGACCCTTTCGTCCCCGAAAAGCTCGCGGAGCATAAGCACTGTTGTGATCCTCGTCTGAATGGTTCTTGCCTTTTCCAGATCGTTTACTATGCTGGAGCGCAAAAACTTGAACTCGTCCGAGATTCCTATTACCTTCATAAGCTCGCGGATAAACCGGCGGACGTTCGCTTCGAGCATATTTGAATACAGGTTCATCGGCTCGTATGCCGCCTTTATAGCAGTCGCAGTGCTGTTGCCGGAAGAGATTATATTGGTGTTGAGCACCATGAAATCCCTGTACATATCCGATTCCAGCCTATCAAGTATCGCTTCGCGGCTCTGGTATGGCATATCAACGGTATGCGCCTCCGCCTTTGCTCCGTCATCGTCAACGACCGCCGCGCGGACGGTGCGCATATGGCGGATGAACTTTGCAAGGTCGATATCGTCCATGCCGCCGGCGTTGGAAATCGTCCAGTAGATGAGCGAGGCATCGTCGATATCGTTAGCGTAGCCCGATTCTATAAGGTCGTGGCAGTCTATCTGTCTGCGGAAGCCTACTATTGAGGACTGTCCGCGGGGTGAATAGAGTGGCACTATCGGGAAGCATGGGTAGTTTCCGCCGTCCGTAATGATGGGTTCAAGACCGTCGATGACCCCCACGTTGAGCTTATACGGTCTTTTGGGGGACATCACCGTCAGCTCGCCGTTGCGGCAGATGTATTCGGTATAGCCATCCTCAGTGTAAAGGGTAAGACGGAGGGGCTTTTCCTCCGATAGCTGCCAGAAGCGGATTCCTGCGCGCAAAGCGCCAGTTTCCTCGTCATAAATCGGAACGAATTCGTCCGCCCCGAAGACCTCCAAACGGTCATAGTTCATCAGACCGTATGCCGCGCCGCCGTTTATGGCGTAAGTAAGGGCAGTCTGAAGCTTGAAATCAAAGTCCTCGCCCAGCCTTTTGACCGTTTCGGGATTATTAAATCTGACCCCTTTGCCAAGAAGATACTGCACCGTCTGGGTGACGAACCGGAAGTAGACGTTTGATGCAAGCTTATAGTCCGCCGAGTAGTTGTCCGGGACGGCGCTTCCGGTCACGGTGTACAGAAGTCTGCGGTACTTTTCGATGGTAGGATTGCGGTTTTTCCAGTACTCCTGCGCTTCAAGGCAGGTGCGGTACTGCGTGCCAGAGCGGTAATCATCCACTGCCGGAAGCAAAAAGCCTTCCGGTCCGCCGTCCAATTCCATAACTTCAATTAAATCCTGATATGTTTTCGTAAAATCAAATCCTTTCAAATCTGAATCCGCCTACTGCTAAACATCCCGCCCGGAATCATCCGAACGCTTGATTATCGTGTAGCAGAAATAGCGGATATCGTCCATGGCGTGGTCGTTTTCCTTTATCACCCTGTCGGTTTCGGCGGAAGGATCCCAGCGGTAAAGCGAAAACTCCCGCAGGGCATCCTTGCAGGTGCAGTGAATCTTCACCCTGCCGTTTTTAATAAGGCAGGCAGTCAGGCGGATGCCGTTGAGAACGTCATTCCTCGCCTTTTTCACCCTGAATCTGCCTTTGCGCTTTATAAGCGTGATGAACGAAGCCGCGGATGGGTCTACTATCACCGCGCGTATCTCACGCTCCCCGGCGAGCTTGACAAGCTTTGTGTAATATTCCTCGTCGGTGAGCTGAACGCCTGATTCCCTGCCGTCATGGTAGTATTCCGCGATTCGCGTCGCCACGCCGTCATTTAAGCACCACAGACCCGCCGAAAAGGGGTTCAAAGTGCCGTAATCGCAGGAGATGTAATACTCCCCGCCCTGCGGGATATCCTCGGTGACGGCATCCTTGGGAAGCTCGTAAACAAGCCCCTCGGCGGCAATCCATCTTCCTAAGATATACCGCTCGTAAAACGCGCCGGTGTAGGATGATTTGTACCGCGCCAAGGTTTGCTCCGAGAGCGATGGGTTGTCCTCCAGACTGAAACAAATGTGGAGGGCGTTCCTCTCCTCGGCGCGAATAATCCACTCCTTGTAGAACCAGTGCTGGGGAGTGTCGGGGTTGCAGCTAAACCACAGCTTAGCGCCCTCCTCAGAGCATCGGGCTATGGCCTGCTGAACAAAGCTCTTAGGCATCAGCGCGACCTCGTCCAAAAGCACTCCGCCGAGCGTCCGCCCCTGAATCAGTGAGAAGCTGGCTTCATTCAGTCCGCCGAACACCTCAAAATAGTTCACTCTTTCGCCCCGCCTGACCTCCAAAACCTTGTCAGTGCGCCGCCATTTCAGCTTATAATCCCTGCCATGCCAGTACATCTCCATATACGGCTGGATGATGTTCTTGACGGCGGAATCGATGGTCTTTGCGCATATCCCGAAGCGTGTGCCCGAAAAGCTGCGCATTGCCCAGTCGACAAAAGCAACGGTCATTATGCGCGTCTTGCCCGAGCGTATCGCGCCGTCGCAGATAAGCGCGGAGTAGGAGGTATAGGGGAATGCGAGGATTTTCAGCTGTTTTTCGCTGAACACGCCATCATTCCTCCCTTCTTCCCTGCCTCTTCATAGCATCAAGCTGAGCGGCAAGCTCCATAAAGCTCTGCGAAAGAGGGTCGATATTTTCGGGATTCTCGCCGCCGGTATCAACGGTCAGCTTTTCCACAAGGGTGGACATCGCCGAGGCTATCTGAGGCATTGTCGCCGAGGATATCCTTTCATCGTCCGAAAGTGCCGCCAGATATTTGTTTATCAGCCCGATGACGACCGGCTGCTTGGCCTTCAAAAAGTCGTCGATTCCGGAATAGCCGGTCTCCGAGAGCGGCGAGGGCGAACGTCTTAAATTCTCCTCGCGGACTATCCGCCGCACGGTAGTCTCGGAAATGCCGTTATTCCTTGCGACTGCGCGGTAGTTCTTGACCAACTGATATTCCGAGTATATCCTGCTTCTGTCCTGAGTGCCAAGAACCGTCATGCAATACCGAACCTTTCGATTCCCTCACCCAGGTCGCGCCCTTCGTAGACCTTGTTGAGATAATTCACCTCTGCCCGGGTGAACCATTTTCCCAAAAACAGCCTGAAAAAGTACTGTGCCGCCCTGCGGCAATCGCCGCAAAGCTCACCTTCGCCGCCGTCCCCAAACTCCGGTGTGGGGAGGATTTCCCCGCACACAGAGCAGATTTTTGCATCGGTGAGACTGGCACTTCCGCACTCGGGGCAGGTAAATTCGCCGTTTGAGGAAGAAGGCTCGCGGAAGCTATGACCGCACCCGCGGCAGATATACGCTTCATTGTCCAACAGATAATGCACTTCCTTTCTGAATCCAACAAAAAAAGAGCCGTGGAAAGTCTGACAAGCTTTCCGCTCTTTGCGAATGAAGTTCCGGTGCTCCGCACATAGCAGGGTGACCTTTTTGGGAAGGTCGCACGGAGCGTTTGGAACGTATGTTCTAATTATTATAATACTCATTTTTTTGAAAATGTCAAGAGAGATGAGGGAGATTTTTTGGACTTGTTTTGGTGATTCGCGTGTCATACTGATATTCGTCTAAAATGATAGTAAAAAGCTGGTACAAAACCATTGCAACTTCTTTTACTTTGTGCGTTGAACTGATTGTTAGGACACTTCGAGCCTTCGGGTGAGCCGATTGATACCTGTATCAGTTTGAGCGCAGTCAAGGGGGATGAAACTAAGGGGAAAAGGGGGAACCCTA